CAACCCGTGAGCACTTGATCAGGCGCATTGCAAATGCACCAGCACCAGAACAGCTGATCAGCGTCAAACGCCGCGCACAGCGCCGCACAACCCGTATCCGGGAGCGCGCAAGCACCATGCGGGGGGTAGGCAAAAACATTGCGCAAGATCAGGGGACCGGCGGGGGGACACGCGCACAAGAGACCCCGAATATAACTTTTCAGGATAGAACCGCATGACCATCACATCGCTGCCCTTGCTGAAGGCACAGCTGAATCTCGACCATGACTTTGATGACGGTTTGCTGTCACACAAATTGGCCGTGGCCGAAGAATGGATTGGCAACTTTACCGGCACACCCTTCGCTGACCACGATCCTATCCCGGCATCACTGACTGAAGCTGCCCTGCAGCTTGCGGCGTATTGGTATGTCCAGCGCGAGAGTGCCAGCGACGTGCGGCTGAGCGCTGTGCCGTTCGGCGTCCTTAAGCTTATCAACCCCTACCGCGAAAGTGTGACCGGTCATGTCGCGGCTTAAGGGATCTGCCGCACTGGAAAAGCGCCTGCTGGCGATACCGCAAGAAGTATTGGCGGGCGTGCGTCCGGCACTTGTGAAGGGCGCAGAGGAAGTTGCCGCCAATATGCGGGCGCTCGTGCCGGTCGATGAGGGCGATCTAAAAGCGTCCATCGCCGTCACCGGCCCCGGTGAGACAACGCCGCCTTATGCCGTGGGCGGTGGATCAGTGACTGCCGCGCCTAATCAGGCGCTGGTGACAGTCGGCAACACGGATGTGCGCACCGGCCACATGCAGGAATTTGGCACCGTGAACCATGAGTCACAGCCATTCATGCGCCCCGGTTTCCGTATCGCCAAAGCCCGTGTCCTCAATCGGATCAATCGCGCAATCAGCGCAGCCATCAAGAAAGCCGGTGCGATATGATCGAACCTAGTCTCGCCTTACAAACCGCCGTGCGGGGCACGCTGCTTGCGCACCCGGCAGTGACTGACCTCGTGCAGCCTGAACGCATTCGGGCCGGATCGACGCGTCCTGACAAGTTTCCTTGCGTCGTCCTGTCCGGCGCATCGACGCAATACTTAGGTCGCGCATCGGGTGACCAGCACCTTGCACGGGTGAACGTCGATCTGAACATTTGGGCGATTGAAGACGGTCCAGACACTGCCAAGGCCATCGGGTTTGCCGTATCCCGTGCATTGATCGGCATGGCAGACGAGCAAGACGGGTTTAGCATCGACCAGCTAGACCAGCCGCGCCTGATCTGGTTGCGCGACCCACAGCCGGAGCTGGCGTTTACCCACGGCGTTCTTGAGATCGAAGCTGTGATCCGGTGGCGCGCATGATCAGGGCAGGGGCTTTGCGTGAGCGCATCACACTTGAAAGCAGGCTGGAAACGGTTCTGCCTTCGGGTGCGGTTCATCTGAGCTGGATACCAGAACAGATTTTGCGGGCTGAACTGGTGCAAGAAGGCGCAGAGACGTTCCTGACCGGCACTGAACGCACCGAAACACGCAACGTGTTTCGCATTTGGGTAGTGGACTGGATCAACGCGGATATGCGTGTGATCCATGTTAACCAGACCTATCGCATTGTGCGGATCGTGCCGCTGGATCGGTTGGCGCTTGAACTGCACTGCGTCAACGGGGTGAACGAACCATGAGCGCACACCTGCGCGGCGTGAAACCGCAAGCCAAGACCAGCAAGGACGCCCTGACCAAAGCGCCGCCAGTGCCAGAGTATTTCAGCACCTATGCCGCGGCTGAGTGGAAACGCATAATGCCGCGGTTGATCAAAGACCGGGTGCTGACCAAGGCTGATCTTGCAGGCGTGGAACACTACTGCATGATGATCGGTGTGGTGCGCGAGATCGAAACGAACCGCGCCATGAATGCCGCAAACATCGACGCAAAACTCTTCGGAGTGCAGAACCGGGCGGCGCAAACTGCGCGCCAGCTTGCGGCTGAGTATGGATTGTCACCGGTAAGCCGTACGCGTATTGGATGCGACTTCGACGAAAGTTCAGATGATGACAACCCGCTGGCAGTTTAGTTTGGTGCGCATGCTTTCAGAAGCCCGAAAGCTCTTGGCAGTAGCGGTAAGACATCTTGAACGCATCGATCTCTGCCGACTTATCTCGCAGATCTGCGTTCCGAAAAACTGCCATAATAGTAGTATACGTGTATGCTATTGTTTTAAAAGCTATATCAGTGTCGGGAATTTCCTCACCCACGAAATGCGAATAGTTGCCAGCGAACTGCTCGTAATTGAAAGGTATGTAGGCTCCAACATTATCGGATGCTTGTTGTGCAAGAAGTGCACACAAGCTCATGTCGTCATAGATAGACTTTCGATCTTCTTGAGCGAACGCGATAGAGCTGGAGATAAACAGCATACATACAGCAAAAATCGGTTTTCGCATTTAGACATTTCCTTGGCTTTGAATCTTGATGGAGATAGAGAAGATTTTCAGAAGTTGATAGGGGTAACCTGTTGGTAGCTTCTGTGTCATATCCAGCCTGGATTTACGACAACAGCCCGATAGCCGATCCGCTTGGATACGGCGAAAGAGCCGTTCAGTTTCTGCGCCGATTGCGGCATCCAAACAGCGACGCACCGGGCGGTGCCTTCCAGCTTGCACCGTGGCAAGAGCGGATCGTGCGGCGCATCTATGGCCCCAGGCACCCGGACGGGCGTAGGATTGTGCAAAACGTGTTCTTTCTGGTGCCACGCGGCAACCGCAAGACCAGCCTTGCCGCAGCGCTTGCGTTGCTGCACACCATCGGCCCCGAGCGGGTGCCAGCCGGTCAGGTGCTGTTTGCCGCTGCGGATCGTGATCAAGCTGGGATCGGCTTTCGTGAGGCCGCAAATATTGTGCGCATGGACAAGCGCCTGATCGCGGCAACGCGCATCTATGACGCCTTCAACAGCGCCAAGCAGATCGTATTCAACGCTGAGAACGTCACGCTGCGCGCCTTGTCATCGGATGGCGGCGCAGCGCATGGTCTGACACCCACTTTCACGCTGATCGACGAAATCCACATCTGGAAAGGCCGCGACCTCTGGGAAGCGCTGCGCAGTGGTGCGGCTAAGGTGCGCGACAGCCTGACCGTGATCGCCACGACTGCCGGACGCGGTGCCGAGACCTTGGCATCAGAACAGTATAATTATGCCCGCCGCGTCGCGCTGGGCGAAATCGACAACCCGGCCTATCTGCCTATCCTGTTCCAAGCTGAACCTGATGATGACTGGCAGGATGAAACAGTCTGGCACCGCGCCAACCCCGGCCTTGCGCACGGCTTTCCATCCATTGACGGCATGCGCGGCTTGGCGAAAGAGGCAGAGAACAAGCCTGCGGATCGGGCAGCTTTCCTGCAGTTTAACTTGAACGTCTGGCAGGCCAATAGCCGCGACCCGCTGTTTGATATGGCGACCTATGACGCCCGTGCCTTCGATCTGGACCTTGCCGATCTTGAGGCGCTGCCCTGCTACCTTGGCGTTGATATGTCACTGTCTGGCGACCTTACGGCGGTTGTGGCTGCTTGGCGGCACGATGACGATCAGATCACAATACACCCGTGGCTGTTCGTTCCTGGCGATGACCTTAGGGGCAGGGCTGATCGCGACGGGCTGCCCTATGAGGAATGGCGCGACGCTGGCCTGATCTTTGTGACACCCGGCCCGATCATCGACGCTGGCCTGATCGAAGACCAAATCAGGGAGCTATGCGCTACCAATGACGTGCAAGAGATCGCCGTAGACCCGCACCTTGCGCGCCGTCTGATGCAATGCCTGCATGATGACGGTCTGCCCGTGATCGAATACCGGCAGACCCCGCTGAACATGGGCGTGGCCGCCGGTGATCTTGAACGCACGGTGAACGGCGATCTGATCCGGCACGCTGATCATGCAGCGCTGCGCCAGCACTTTGACAGCGTTGTCGCGGCGCGCAATCCCACGTCCGGCCTGATCCGTATGCACAAAGGCAAGAAGACTGACCGGATCGACGGCGCTATCGCCGCCGCGATGGCTGTGTCCCGAGCCTGCGCCGCTGAAACCAACCTGAGCAAATACAACGCACCCGAAGCCGAAGGGCTTTTCATCTTTTAGGAGCCTGCACCATGTCTGACCTTCCCGGCCTTGTCGTCGATATCGAAGCCCGCATCGACAAACTCGAAAAAGGGCTGAAGCGCGCCAACGCGGCGCAGAACCGCGCCAGCGACCAAATGGAGCGCCGTGCCCGCCAGAGTGCAGACAAACTGCGCGACACCTACGGCAAGGCCGGTGACAGCATCCTTGCGACGTTCAAGCGGCTTGGCCCCGGCTTGGCCGGTGGTCTGGTGGGTGGCATAACCGTAGGTGCTTTGTCTGGTTTGTCACAGAACCTTGGCCGGATCGTAAATGAGACAGCGCAGATCGGGGATGAGGCAAAACGGGCAGGGGTCAGCGTTCAGGCCTTGCAGGAATGGAAGTTTGTAGGCGCGCAGAACCGCATCGGCATTGATCAGATCGTTGACGGGTTGAAAGAGCTGAACCTGCGGGCTGACGAATTTGTCGT